TATAATAAAGCAGAATTTTACTTCTAGATCTGTTCGTGAAATGAATGAATATTTACAGGCTTGCATTGACCATAAAAGAATATGGTTTGGCTCAAAGATAAACGGCAATGATATTATTATGGATAAATATACCGCAAGTGGTTTTGAAAACAACTTCGATCTTATCCACTACTTTGATAAAGAAAATGCAACCCATAGAAATTACGGAAAGAGAATGATAGAACTTGTTGATATTCAAGACAATATGGTTGAGCAGACAATCAAACAGTGTTCCTCTATCGTTGTAAGATCTACCCCGCAAGGCTCCCAAACCTTTGATTTGCCCCAAAATCTAAAGAGAGACACTTCCGTTAATAGGGTCCGAAAAGACAATTATTCAACCCTGATGCTTGGATGTTGGGGGTTGAAGATCTATAATGAAATGATGGAATTTAAAGGCGAGGTAAGAAGAAAAGAGGCTTTTATACCAATTCTGATATAAAACCTAACTGTGTAAAATTATATAACAAAAAAAACATTAAAAATTTAAAAAATCAGGTATAAGGAATGAGCAGAACTGTTAAACAAGAAAAACCAAGATTAGAAACCGTTGGATATGCTGACTTGGGCAGCCAAGACACCGAAGTCAAGGCGTCTAGAACCACTCCAAATGCCACAACGACAAGGAGAAATAGGTCTTCTACCATACATCGTCTTGATAGGTTTAAAAATATCGATGATGGCGTCATCCCTTTTCGCAGGAATAACAATACCTACACAAATACTTCCAATTTAGACGTTTCTGACACAATTATACTTTGTCAAAAGGCTTATTACAACATCTCTATATTTAGAAATACTATTGATTTGATGTCTGAGTTTTCTTCAGATGATATTTATTTAACTGGAGGAAGTAAGAAAGCGAAAAGTTTTTTTGAGGCGTGGTTAAAGAAAATTAACATCTGGGATCTTCAAGATCAGTTTTTTAGAGAATATTATAGATCAGGCAACGTTGTATTATTTAGATATGATACAAAAATTAAAGATTCTGATATTTTTAAAATTACCCAAACTTTTGGCTTGGCTAAAGCCTCTAACATGAAAATTCCTTCAAAGTATGTTATATTGAATCCCGCCGAAATTAAAGCTGGAGAAAATATCTCATTTGAAAATGGCCGATTTTACAAAGAATTAACCGATTATGAAGTTCATGTTTTGGCCAATCAAGAGACTCAGGAAGCAAAAGATGTCTTGGATAGTTTAGATCCAGAGGTCAGAGAAAAGATTTTAAAATACAAGGGGACAACCAAAGGGTCTAAAGAGGTTATCAGTATAGAGCTGCCGCCTGAAAAAATTAAAGCAGTCTTTTATAAAAAACAAGATTACGAACCAATGGCAATTCCAATGGGTTATCCTGTTCTTGAAGATATTAACTGGAAGTTGGAGTTGAAAAAAATGGACATGGCGATTACTAGGACTGTCCAGCAAGCCGTCCTTTTGATTACCGTCGGCGATGAAGAAAACGGGGTTGATCAAAAACAAGTCAATCAGCTTCAGGAATTATTTAAAAATGAATCCGTTGGCCGAGTCTTGGTATCCGATTATACAACTAAAGCGAGTTTCGTCATTCCTGAAATTGCCCACATTCTCGATCCCAAAAAGTATGAAATTGTAGATCGTGATATTAAACTTGGTCTTAACAATATTATTTTGGGAGAAGAGAAATTTTCATCCACCACTACTAAGGCCCAAATTTTTATCGAAAGATTAACGCAAGCAAGAGAATCATTTCTCAATAACTTCCTCATTCCAGAATTTAAGAGAATTGCAAAAGAACTCGGCTTTAAAAACTATCCAACTCCAAAATTTGTTGAAATCGCATTAACTACCAATGTTAATCAGTCTAGGGTGATTACTCGATTGGTTGAACTTGGTATTTTGACAAATACAGAGGGTGTCCAAGCTATTCAAACTGGCCGATTCCCGTCCGAAGAGGAGTCCATAGAAAACCAGAAGAAATACAAGGAGCTGCGAAATAAAGGGCTTTATGAACCGTTGATAGGTGGCGGCAAAGGAGACCAGAAAGGGCGTCCTGACGGCACTCCAGAGGGCGGCAGGGACAAGGCTGGGCAAAATGCGTCTCCTGCCGGAGGGGGCGAATCTAGCGCATCATCTATCAATTACAGTTTAACAACATTTGCAGAAAAATTTAAAAACTCTATCGCTTGTGAAAAATTGGTTGAAAAACTTTATAAAAGCACCAAGAAGGTGAAAAAACTTAATGACATTCATAGATTTAATATTGAATCTATCGCTTCTATCGTCTTCGCTAACGAAGATAGTGACAATTGGCTAAATGAAGATTTAATAAATGGTTATATAAGCGAACCATTTGATAAAAATCATGATAAGGTCATGAAAGTCAATGAAGTGGCTGCCCACCATCAAATTGATCCAAAAATGGCAGCGATTCTAATTGAAAGCGAAATAAAAAAAGAAGAAGAAGAAGAAGAGTAATAATGTCTCGAAACCGCATCATTTATAATTCAGAAGGACTTTATGTTGGCCCCGCTCCGAGTAGCGGCCACCATTTTATGACCTATGATGGCCAATTAAACAATGTCGCCGAAGACACCTCTTATGAAGTTGATGTTAATGGGGATTATTATGGTCGCGGAGATGCTTTTACAAGTGCTTTTTATGAATCTTACACACCGGATTCTCCAGTGGGGGCAGTATCTTATTCTGACCAAATTAAAGATAAGAATATAATAACCTACAATAGAAATTATAATTTAATACAAAAACTAGATAGAGTGCAATCTATCTCCTATGATATAAATTATCAACGAACCAACATTTCTCAATTAAATAAATTAGGGACAGTTGCAGATCCTATTATTTCCAATCCCGTAGTCAATTTAACTTTTAATTATTTAATCAATGGAATAAGAAATGAACATAGATTGGGAATGAATGTCAACTTCCCAATGTTTCAATATCCATTTGATGGTCAACCTTACTATTCTGGAAATAAAGTGTTTTTGTTTTCTGGAATGTCTGAACAGGATTATTTAAAAAATAAAACCGAACATGTTAGGGGTGAAAACTGGGATATTAATAAATTTTCTGGAAGGGCTTTTTCTACTTATACAGGAGCGTCTTGGCAGCAGACTGGATTGGTTCCATTTGATGTCAATGATGATGTCGAGCGCGCTCGACGTTATTACATTCAAGATAATGCCCCAATGTATCCCTTTCTTTATAGAGATAAGAGGAACTTTTTTGTAAATATTTCCCCAGAGGGAGTTGATGAAGGAACTGGAGTTTATTTTGAAGAAAATATAAACCAGCCCTTTAATCAAAATTTATTTAATAATTTGAATGCCGCGACCAATCAAGTTATGGGTTTCGGCGACTGTCAAATGGTCTCTTATCAATGTGGGGCCGCCGTGGGCTCGTTTGCTCAGGCAAGCGTTAGTTATGTCGGCAATAATGTCACCTTTTATGACGCCGCAAGCGGCGAAAATATCCCAGCCGTTTACCCAAAAGATGGCGAGCCAATGACTGGAAAATTTACAATTCCAGAAAGTATGAGGCTGAATGGCATTTCTGTTATTAGAAATGGCGACATTCAATTAAATATTCAATCTTCCAATTTGGGAACAAAATTAACTGGTATTAATTTGCAGTCTTATAGTTTTTCCATTAATTTGGAAAGGTCGGAATTGAAAAGCCTCGGCCACCAATTTCCTATTGATCGTCCTATTAATTTCCCAATTTTTATGCAGGGTCAATTTACGGCTATTGTAAATGGTTACGATACTGGCAGTTTTATTGATTTAACAAGGGAAGACAAGATTTTAAATTTAGACATTAATGTTGCAAAACCTGCTTGCGATGGGTGGCTTAATCAATATCATACTGGGGCTTTTTATCAAGGTGTGCCTTATAGCACTGATTATAATATTTTAAATTATACAATTAATAAGGCCAAAATTACAAGCGTCAGTGAGTCACTGACTATAGGTTCCAACAAATCAGCTACGATAACATTTAGCGCCGAATTAAACCCAGAAGATTTAACAAAAGGTTTTTTCATCAGTGGGCTGCACAATACAGAAAGAATTTTTAATTATTTAAAGGTTGACAATGCTGAAGGTGGCATTGGCAGCGGAGACGGGATGTTTTTACTCACTGAAGAAGGTGAGCCGATTATCTGCGACTGGGCATACGTGTAAAAATAATAAACAGGAATAAGGATTTAAAAAATGGTACCATCAGGACAAGGAAGAAGAGTAGGAGAACTTTTAGAAACAATCAATGTGTTTTCTGGCTGGCTATTGCCAGTTTTGGGTAGTGGCAGCCTTTATAAAGCTACATTAGATACTGTTTTTCGCTATCATAACAACGCTTATTATCTTGGTGACAATGCAGATCCTTTGGCTACAGATGTTTACGGAAACCAATATGGGCGCTACCATTTTTCTACTAATAATTTTGGAATTTCTGGAAATCCTCTCGCCCATTTTCGATTGGAGCAAACCGAAGTAAATATTTCTAAGAGCGGTTCTCAAACTCCATCTCCCTTTAACGGAGAAACCCTTTATAGCGGAGCGACAATGCCAGCCGCCCTTATTCTGGAAAATTTGGCCGCAGTGGACAACTCCTATGTTATATTCGGGTCTAAAGGAACCGGACATAATATGGGCGCTCATATCGATTTCATTCAAACAGGCGAAGATGAGGACGCCTTTGGGATCGGTTTCTTTACTAGGACTCCCATTGCTAATAACACTCGGCAATCTTCTTATCTTTCTGACTTAGGTTATATGGATATTGGAAGTGGGAGAAATGGCGATGCTGCAATTCGTATAATGGGAACTGGAGGCCATGAGCAAACAACTTTTCGTATCCAAAACAACAATAATGCCAATTTTAGAATAAAAGCCAAAGACGATACAAGTTCCACAAATTGGATGTTTAGTGGTGGCAACAACCAGTCTATGTCCTTTGAACTTGGCGGCAATGAAGTTTTTAAACTATTGGGGACCAATAAACATATAGGATTTAATACTAATACTGTTGATGTTAGCGGTTATCAATTCAATGGTGAAATGCTTGTCACGGGCAATCTGTTGGTGGAAAACAGTGGAATCACTATTGCTCCAAATTGGATTAGACCTCAAGCCAATTTACATATCAGCGGGTCTGGGTTTGCTGGAGCTGGCGATGGTATAAAAATTCAATCTACCCAAGATGCTTTTCTCAGACTTGAAGCCGACATTAATGACAATCCAGAGGGCGACAATGCTTATATTTTAATGACTCAAGATGGAGGTTTGACATCTGGATTTTTTGGTTTGTGCAGTGGGGCAAATACCGGACCACTAGGAATCGTATCTGGAGTCAATGCAAATTCATTAATTATACAAAATAAAGTGGCAGCCGGAGTGAATGGGGTTGGCGGTCTTCATTTGGCAACACAGAATAAAGTTTGGGCAACATTAACTACTGGCGGATTTATGGGAGTCGGAGGTATTACCACCCCTTCAGGAACTTTTCACATAAGCGGGTCTGGTGTGTTTATTGATTACGACAATTTGAACGCTGGTAATCCGAATATCAAAGGGCAAATCTACCGAGATGGATCAAACGCACTTTATGTGAGCGCTGGTTAAAGAATGGCCATTTGTTTCATGCGAGCTGCAAACCCTGTTGCAGGATCTCCCTGCACACCATACTGGCCAAATTGTTAAACGATTATTTATTTAGGGCGTCATTCAACTTCCCAAGAAGATAAAAGGCGTCATTCTTTGGAATGTCTTCTAACGATGACCAATTTTCGCAACCTTTAAACTCTCGATCTTTGGCATTCGCGCACTTTGTTTTCAGTTTCTCAAAAGACAATTTTAATTTGCCCATTACGGTTCGCAATGGTTCATAAATGTCATTTGTTTCGATTTTACCACCGTCCTGATCGGCCTGATTGGAGGCAATTTTATCAGATAGCTCCTCATGAGAAACAATATTAATGCCGAGAAATGATCGGACGGCTCTACAGAAACTTCTATTCTCACTCTGCTCTCCTAAGTAATTAATCATAAAAGACTTAGAATTATCCAAATGAGAAGTTGACACCGCCGACATTGAAACTTCTCGACCTTCCGTTTCATAATTTGGAATCCAATCAATATCACAAGTAACTACAACGTAATGTTGTGAAGGACAAGTTACATTATATTTAATTGATTTAAAACCTCTAATCTGTGCAAGCTCTCTCAAGCCGCCAAGTTTAATAACGAGTTGATCATCCCTCAATTTGGTAATATCAGTTTCGCTAGTTTTATCCTTGTTTGCATAAAGATATTGAGGATCGACCATCGCTCGCCAATCTACGAAACCATTTTCCTTGTATTTATAATCGACATTATTAAGAAGGCCATAGGCATTACGACACAACACAATCGGAGGCGTTGCTACATTTGATTTTTCCACAAGCTCTTCTTGAGTTTGAATATTTGGTTGAGTGTTTTCATCAACAATCGACTCTGAAACGGTTTCATTGTCGTTATTAACTACTTCTTCTTTTGCTTCTGTTTTTTTCTTGCGTGGCATACTATTTTATTTTTCTTTATTTTATCTTTTAAAACAATTGTTAATATCTATTCTGGCAAAATTGGGTATTTTCAACCCTGTTAAGCCATTATATATGAAAGTGACCTCTTTGTCAAGCCAATTCCCCTTATTTTCTAAAACTTCTTTTAGTTGTTTCTGTGACCCTTTGAAGGTCGCATCAAATATTTTGTCGCCCCATTTTAATGTAGCAGTTTTTGCAACCCCAGACCAATTACCTTTACCCTCAATAACATCGGTAATTATAGCTTCTGAGTCGTCTTCAGGTTTTATTTTCAACAAATATTTACTTCTCTTATTTTCATAGCCTTTTTCGATATTTCTCAGAATTATACCTTCATGGCCTTCTTCTACAAACGCTTCATAAACATCATCCAATCCCTTTTGGTTTTTTATTGGAAAGTCTCTGACACGCGCCATATAATCATACAAATTGGTGACATTTTTATCTAACCAGTATTTTCTTTTTTGATAAGGTGTTTTAACACCGTGCCCATCAAAGGAATACCCATCATAAATATAAAATCTAACCAATTCTTTACTCTTGTCAAGGTCTTCTTGTGTGATGTGTTTGGTTTTTCTTACAAGTTTGCTGATTTCATTGAGTTGCTGACGCAATTCGGAATTAAATAATTCGCCGTCAAGAACGGCATCGGGATATTCTTTGAAGAATGGCCGCAAAGAATTATGAATATGTGGCACGCTTAAATATTCCTCCCCCTTTCTTGTAAATAAACCATTTTTAATGGCGACACACCTCATTCCATTGAACTTACATTGAGCAATCCAATTTTCTTTAGCGAAATCAATCTTATGAGAGTAATTTTTATAATTTTTGGCAAGCATCGGCTGAACAAAAGAGTCCTTGGCTTCGCTAACCCTTCTAATATCATCTGTGTAGCCAGTTTTTTGCTTTTTGGTATACTTGGCCTCAATCTCTAATTGCGCTTGTTCTACGGATGTTGTGGCGTTTGATTTGCCAATATTTTTAGGGGATGCTTTCGTATATTTACTTTGGACAATCGCCCCGCCATCTAATCCAGAAAAGAAACAAAATTTATCATCATCTTGCTCTGCCCACCAAACGCGGATTGAGTTTGTAGAATCCTTTTTATAGAGTTTTTTGTAAGTTTTTTTACTCATAGTTCCTCCTCTGTTAGT